CATATATTTACGTAGCCCAAGGTTCAACCACTTCATAAATCAATATACAACTCTAGCTGACCGCAACTTATTCGAAAGTGAGTTTGTTAGGGCTGTTTGGGATAAGCCTGACCTAACTAATGACGAATTGAACTTGTATGTGACCGTGTGTACCAACTACGTGCGCCAAAAACACATCCAGCAGCGCATTGACAAGCTTAATGCACTACTGGACGACCAAGACAACGAAAGAGACATCACAATGCGTCTGACGGAGATTATCAAGGCTACTAGCGATGAGCTTAACCAGTGCGAAAAACGGATTGAATCCTTGACGAAGGATCTTAATGGATCTAGGACTGCTCGACTTAAAGCTAAGGGAGAAGAAAACGGATCTATCTTTGCTTTGGTTGAAGCGTTCCAAGAACGAGAAGAAAGAGACCGTATGATCATGATGGCTGAACTCCAAAATAAATTAATTGAAGAAGAAGCTGACAGGTTGGAGAGTATGGACGATTATAAAGCAAGGATATTGGGGATATCCAAAAAAGAATTGTTATGAATAACTTTGTTTGTAAAGAATGTGGTAAGGCTTACGATAGCCGAAGAGGGTTCCACGCTCACCTAAAAGCACACAGCGTTTCCATAGGGGAGTACTATGTGGAACATTACGCCAAAAGAGATTTATTTACGAACGAGCTACTAAAATTTAAAAACTACGACCAGTATTTTATGGAGGATTTTAATCAACCAGAGAATTACATGTCTTGGTTAAAAACAACCTCACCAATAAAAGCTAAAAATCACCTTATAGAGTATACAAAAAGAAAATTTGGGAATAAAGATGTTAAGTTTACCCCTCCTGATCTTTACTATATGTTAGCTAAACTACCGAATATAGATTACTATAGAAAAATGTGGAGTTCTTACTCTGACTTTTCAAAAGATTTAGGCATAGAGTCTTGGTTCTCTAAAAACCTACCAAAAGACTTCTGGGAGAAGAACCACAATGACCTTCCTATTTTTGTAGATACAAGGGAGCAAAAACCACTAAAATTTGAAAACGGCGTAAGCAACAAGTTAGACTTCGGTGATTATACAGCCGCAGGTAAATATTACTCAAAAACATTCGTAGATAGAAAAGCACAAGATGACTTCAGGCAAACATTCGGGAAAGATATTAAAAGATTTAGGCGGGAAATGGATCGTTGTGTCCAGTTTAATTCTTACATGTTCATTGTTGTCGAGTCTTCTATTGAAAAAATCGAAGAAGACAACAAAATATCGAAGTTTAAATCGAACCTAGGTTATTTGTGGCACAATGTGCGAGATCTAATGCTCGATTACCCAGAGAATGTACAATTCATTTTTGCATACTCAAGGGCGGGAGCTAAAAAGATAATCCCCAAAATATTATATCACGGCCAAGGCTTATGGCATGTTGATGTACAATATCATTTAGAGAAAAAAGTTCATGGCATGGCAGAAAGGAAAACAGCGGTATCGTAATGATTACTCCGCTACGGAATTTAATTCTTATTTAAAAACACTCGACGGCGACTTGCCTGACGAGGAAGCAAAGTATTTATTATATAAGTTCTTAAGGGCTAATATTGCATTTACCTCTGAGTTATTTTTAGGGGTAAAATTATTTCCATTTCAGGCTATGGCTATTAAGGGGATGATGGTATCGGACTATTCTATGTTCGTATTCTCCCGTGGTATGTCTAAAACATTTTCTACAGCTATTTATGTGCTACTTGAGTGTCTTTTAAACCCTACCGCAAATATAGGTGTTATTGCAGGTAGCTTTAGGCAATCAAAACAAATATTCCAAAAGATGGAGGATATACTCAGCAAGCCCGAAGCAAAGTTAGTAAAAGAGTGCGGAGTTAAAATCACGAAAGGAACTGACCAATGGACCCTCAAAATTGGTAATAGCCGTGCGATAGCCCTTCCGTTAGCTAATGGAGAACGACTGCGTGGATTTCGATTTAATAGGATAGTGCTAGATGAGTTCTTAACAATACCAGAAAAGATATTCAATGAAGTTATTATTCCATTCCTTGGCGTAGTGGAAAATCCAATTGAAAGAGAGGAACTGCATAAACTAGAATCCCGCCTAATCGACAAGGGCGAGCTGAAAGAAAATGAAAGGTATGTATGGCCTAATAACAAACTTATAATACTTTCATCTCCATCCTTCAAATTTGAATACATGTTCAAACTCTACAAGAAGTATGAGGGGCTTATTCTTGGAGAATTTGATTTAAATAAAGATGATGATGAAGAGCAAGCTGCTGATGATGCTTATAGATTAATTATGCAATTAAGTTATGATTGTGCTCCTACTAGGCTGTATGATCAAAACCTGCTTAAACAAGCTAAAGCTACGATGTCTGAGATGCAGTTCAAACGAGAGTTCGGTGCTCAATTTGTAGATGAGAGTGATGGTTACTTTAGATTATCTAAAATGGCGGCTTGCACTATTGCTGATGGAGAATTTCCTGCTGTTGAAGTTGTAGGTAACCCAAGTGATGAATACTTACTTGCTTTTGACCCTAACTGGGCTGGCAATACAAGTGCTGACCACTTCGCTATGCACGTATTTAAGGTTCTGAAGGACGAACAGAAGATTTGCCTTGTTCATAGCTACGCTTTGGCTGGAGTGTCCTTAAAAGACCACATGAGGTATTTTCTCTACCTTATAAAATCTTTTAATATTGTCGGTATATGCGGTGACTACATGGGAGGAGTCCAATTTATTAATTCTTGCAATGAAAGCCAATTGTTTAAAAGAGCAAAAGTTGATATAGGAATTATAGAAGTGGATTTAGAAAAACCCGATCAATGGCACAATGATATACTTAGTTTTAAGGGTCAATATAATCAGAAAGAAAGGAGGTATTGTATCTTAAGGAAACCTACAGTTAACTGGATCAGAAGTGGCAATGAGATGTTACAAGCAGCTATAGACCATAAAAGAATACTATTTGCTTCCAGAGCGGTAGACGATCACTTTGATCAACAAAGGAAAAAGAACTTACCTATTGATGAGATAAAGTGGGATAATAAAATTACAGCTACTTCCAAAGGAGCAAAAATGATTGACTTCCTTGATCAACAAAAAAGTAACATTGAACTTACAAAGTCAGAATGTGCTAACATTGAGGTCACCACAAACCCCCAAGGTTCACAATCGTTTAACTTGCCTCAAAACATTAGAAGACAAAAAGGGCCGAATAAAGCTCGTAAAGACTCTTATTCTGCTTTAATTTTGGGGAATTGGTTTGCCAAAGTATATTTTGATTCTTTACATGTTGAGCCTAAGAAAAAACCTACTGCTTCATTTATACCGTTTACTATTTGAAAAGTTATAAAGTAACTTTTATAACTTTAGTGTAACAATTGTTAGCATGGCCAAGAAGCGTAAGTATACAAAGAGATCAGAATATTGGAGTAAGTTTAAAGATAGCACTCCTAATCACAATTTAGAAGATATAACTAACCAATCTTTGGCGGAAGAATTTTCTCCTGAGCTGGTTGGGGAATCGTTGTATGAGACTACAGCTTCTCGTCTTGCAGACCCCTCAAAGCGCTCTAGCTCAAGAACTAATAGTATTACCCAGAGTTATACTAAAAATAGATTTAAAAATATTGAGGATGGCTTATTGCCATTTGATTACTCTCGTGACTCAGTAAATTCTCGTGATGCTATCCAACTATGCCAGAAAGCTTACTTCAATGTGCCTTCATTCCGTAGTACGATAGATCTATTATCAGATTTTGCTGATTCTGATTTATATTTGGATGGAGGTTCTGAGAAATCTCGTAACTTCATTAATGCTTGGTTCAAAAGAATCAAGATGCATGATTTAAAATCTCAATACTTCCGTGAATACTATCGATCTGGCAATGTGTTTATGTACCGCATGGATGGTAGAATTAAAACCAGTGATACGGGTAAGGTTTTAGAGACTTATGGTGCAACTAAAAATGTACCTATACCAATTAAGTACTTAATAATGAACCCTACAGATATTGCTACCAAAGGCTCTATCTCTTTTAATGACTTCCAGTATTTTAAAGTACTTACGCCATATGAAATCTCTAGGCTTAAAGAACCTAAAACAGAACATGAGATTGAGATGTATAACTCTTTACCAGAAGATGTTCAAGTAAGAATTCAAAACAACACGGCCACAACCACTGAACGTTTATACATTAAATTAGCTTCTGAACTACTACATGTAGTATTTGCTAAAAAACAAGACTATGAACCTCTTTCAGTCCCTTATGGTTTCTCTGTCTTAGACGATATCAATAAAAAATTAGAACTTAAAAAAATTGATCAAGCAATATCTCGTTCTATTGAAAATGTCGTTCTCTTGGTCACTATGGGTGCTGAACCAGATAAAGGAGGAGTTAATCATAAAGCTCTGGCTGCTATGCAGAACATCTTTAAAAACCAAAGTGTCGGTCGAGTACTCGTATCTGATTATACAACAAAAGCTGATTTTGTTATACCCGATCTCCGTAAGGTCATTGGACCCGAAAAGTATGAGATACTTAATCGTGATATTCAGGAAGGTCTCCAGAATGTTCTAATTGGAGACAATAAGTATGCTGACGGTCAGCTTAAGATGAAGGTATTTATTCAAAGACTTGAAGAGTCCCGTCAGCAGTTCTTAAAAGATTTCCTCCAGCCAGAAATTCGTCGTATTTGTAAGGCTGCAGGTATGCGTTCTTGGCCCGAAGCGAAGTTTGTCAAGACAGACACTTTAGATAATTCAGACATGACAAAGCTTGCTACTCGCATGATGGAACTAGGAGTGCTAACCCCTCAACAGGGCATGGAAGTTATTCATACTGGAGAATTCCCTAAATCCGAAGATATGGGCAAGGCTCAAGAAGAATTTAAAGA